ATTTGTGTGACCTGGAATTGTGGATGACCAAGAAATTTGGGTGTTCACCACTGCAGTATCAATTGTTCGAAGAAAACATTCGAACCCATGGGTACACATCTTTTGGTATTAAGTATTCGGTCAAAGGAACACGTAAATCCGGTGATCCGTTTACTTCTGTGTACAATTCCATATTGAATGGGTTGATGCACATTTATGTGGTTGTCACGCAAACTGGAAAGAGATTGCAAGACGTGTTAGAAGACGTAAAAATGGTGGTACAAGGCGATGACAATTTGTTGCGGCATTATGGTCCCAAATTGGACTTTCGCGCCACCATTATGAATCTCGGTTTCGACAGTGAATCCATATATTGTGAGTCGTACTATGATGCTGAGTTTTGTAGCAGCATATTTTATGACACGGCAGATGGACCCATTTTGGGTCCTAAAATTGGTCGGGTTTTGACCAAGATGGGGTATTTTATCAACCCACCCGTTAATGAGCACCCGTTAGCAGTGTTGCGCGGTGTTGCATTGGGGTTAGAGTTAGCTTCATCATATGTACCTTTGTTGAAAGAAATTGTCGAACGTGTTTTGTACTTAACACGTTGGCACAATCCTGTATATTTGAAAACTTTTAATTTGCACACGTTGAAAACCAGTTATCATGTGCCGGCGTCGGATTATGCGCTGTTTAATAGGTATGGATTGTCGCCCCACATGGTGGACGACGTACGCGCAACTGTGTCAAAGTTGCGGGTGGGATCATTGTTGGATGATCCTTATTTGTGGTTATTGTTGGACCGCGATACAGACGCGGGCAAAACCATTTTCATTCACAATTGAGTAGTTGCATGGTTTAACCCGAAGAAACCAGATTTGGATAGGGTGTTTGGCCATGCGACAAGAATTTTAGTCTGGCAAGACGTTAAATATGGCCGTTGGTGGAACGTAAATCACACTGTTCGAGTCGCGATCGGACTGGCCTTCTTATGAATAGATAAGATGTGTCCTCCATATCTGGCTGCATCCGCAGGACAGACCAGTGAGGGAGAGTCACCTCGAAACTACCTTGAACAAGTAGCAAGTAGGGGTCGCATTTGCAAGAAGAAGAAGTACTATATAGCAACAACACACCTTTAGCAGCATAGAAAATTTTCGGAGCAGGTCGAGTGCGAACCATGCGTCCGTTTTGCTGTCTAATCCCCTACTAGGGGTGTGGAGCTTGGGGTTTTAAGCAATGAGTGGAATTAAATCAAAACAATTGAAAAAACAAATTAATAAAGTCTTCCGTAGGGAAGCAGCAACAGCAGGGTCGTCTCCATACCCAAATCGCTTTCTCCCAAAAATGCCGAAGCAGGCTATCCGAGCAGCCTTGGCGAAAGCGGTGCCAGTCCAACGCAGAAGACAATTTTCAGGTCGAAATTTGAACAATGGCGGCAAAGTGTTTGGAGAAAATTACATGGCAACAGATGGGGTGAATTCTTCGCGGGTGGTTACAAATCGATCTACTATCGAAGATACCTTTTCCGTTAGAAGAGAGAAGGTGGCTAATATTACGGGTACTGCCGCCTTTACTATCTCACAGGCGTTGTATATCAATCCAGGAAATTCAACACTGTTTCCCATTTTCAGTCAAATTGCGGCCACGTATGAAGAGTATCGTATTAATCACTTGGAATTCACTTTTGAAACAGAAGCATACACAGCCTCAGGAACAGTTGTGTCGGCAGGAAAAGTTATCCTTGCCACCAATTTTGATCCCGATGATTCCAACTTCACCACCGACACGCAGATGGAGAATTACGTGTCGTCTGTGAAAGGCCCACCGTATGCACCAATCATCGAACACGATGTGGTTCGAGCCCACAAAACGCGTGGTTCGACCCGCCGAGGCATGGCAAACAAAGATTTTGCAATGAATAATTATTTTGTTTACCCATCTGCAAATACTATTGCACCGGGCGCCGATCAAGGAAAGTTCTATGACGCTGGGAAATTTCAATTGGCGACAAGTGGTACTGGTGTCGCTGAGATTGGTGAATTGTATGTTACTTATTCATTCACCATGATTAGACCCAAGCAACCCGAATTGGGCTTGGGGGGTGGTTTGGCAGCTCATTTCGCCATGACCACAGCTGATGCGACAGCAGCTTCGCCTTTGGGATTGTCACCTTACACGAACACGTTGACTCGGTCGGGGTCAACGTTGTCTTTGATTGATTCTTCGACGTTGGTTGGGTATTCCTCAACCACCGTCGGTTTGAATAATTCGGCCGATACTGTTATTACTTTGCCAAATGTGGAAGCAACCTGGCTTGTGCAGTTGTATTGGGCGGGAACTGGGATTGCGGGTGTGCCAACGGTTGCCGCAGCCAACGGAGCGACAAAGTTAGTAATTTATAACAACGGTGTTGAGAACGCCGTTGGGTTTTTCCTGGCAAGTGGGTTGGAAGCAGGAATTACTTTCGTGGTGACCTCATCTTACGATGGTACACCAGTTCCAGGTTCCACAAATACCTTGACTGTAGGTGGTTTGGCATCTATGACTGCTGGTAAAATAGATATCATCATTAGTCGTTTGCCCACAACGCTCGTTACTAGTGCACGCAAGCGACGTGAGGACCAACAAATACAGGACCGCATTGCAAATTTGGAGCGGTTGTTGGGCCAAAATTTGTCGCTAGTGCAGGAGGGTTTTGATTCTCCAATCCACGTGGAGGAGGAAAAAGATTTGGATAAGTCGGTGTATCTTTCGCGTGACAGTGTTCGGTCCTTGTTGGGCCTGAAATGCTGAGGTCTTTAGGGCCAAATCGTGGTCCCCCGATTGGGGACAAAGCCAGGCATGGTTCGAATATGCATTTACCATAGTGTGAATTTCGTTTGGCAACGAAGGAAGCACTATGGCCACCCGGCTTGCTCCTCAATCCTCGGTGGTTTCTAATTCCCTGTGAGTGAGGTGCCAACTCTCTGCTGCAACTCGGTTGAACCCGTCAGTAAAGTTGGTGGTAAGTACGTAATCAGTGTATCGTACGGAGGATGTCACTGTTCCAGCTGGTTGCTGGTAGTAATCGCGTGTGGGCGTGGAGAGCTGTAGCTTTCCTAGGTAGAAGATGGTGCAAAGATCAATACCAACACGCGGCAGA